TTATCTGAAAGAGAAAAAATATGGAAATCTGCATCTTCAATGTTTTCTTCGGCAGTAGCCGGTAGAAGTAATTTTAACAAAAAGCAGGCGGATTTCAGGGGAAGGGGGCTTGATCGGTCTCAGGATAATTTTGATTTATGGATAAAGGAAAAAACAAATGATATCGAATCATTGCTTGGAATTGACAAAATCAAAAAAGAAGAAAATAAGAAAAAAGAAGAATCAACTCTTAATAAAAAAGAAAAAATAAAAGAAGCCAAAGTCGAATATTGGAATAAATTGAAAGTAGGTGATGAAATACCACTCGGAAATCCGAACGGCAATCCCCGAATAGCTAAAAAAAGTGAATTTTCAGTCACAAGTTCCTCTGGTGTAAAATATTCCATGAAAGAATTGCTTGGGTTAGATCATTCGGAAGCAAGAGAAATAATGTCAAAAAAACAACCAGACAAAAGCGAAATTACGTTACATAAGAATAAAAAAATAGCATTAAGTAAATTAAATCCGAAAATAGAAGAATTTAAAAATCATATAAATTCTGTTGGCCGTAACGCTTCCAATACAAATCAATATGCGTTAATTTCTAGTGTTGATGGAAATACCGGAGAGGTTAAATTTTCAATTAAACATATTCCGTCAAAAACAATTGTTTCTAATTTCGAAGGAACAATAAGTAATGCCGATGATTTTGATGCCATAAAAGAAAAAATGTCAAAAGAATTGGATAAACATAATAACGAAGAAAAGAAATCCCCTCTCAAAAAGTCAATTTTTAATTTAATAAAACCAAATGAATTAATAAGAAAAAATGGAACTTCTCAACAAAAAATGTACAAAGCCGCTTACTTACTTTTCTCCGAACTCCAAAAAGCCAAAAAAGCAGAAGTCGGTGCGGTGCATACATATTCCGATGGCAGCAAATGGCGAAAAGTCGGTCCGGGAAAATGGGAACCGGTAAAAGAAGGAAAGAAACCAAAATCTAATAAAAACACAGATGAAAAGAAAACAGACAAAAAAAAACCGGATCAACAAAAAAAATCTGATTCTAGCGGAAAACGTGGAATAATGAGGGATGCCTTAAAAAAAGTAGCTGACATTCTAGCGAATGCACTGTCAGCAAAAGAGACTGTTCCCGTAACCGGAGAAGCGATTGAAAAGACAGGCGAATCCCTATCCGAAAAGAAAAAAGAAAATATTAAAAATAAAAATATCTCTAATCCCACAAGGGAAAAAGATAACTCTAAAAAGGACAAATAATAATGAAAGAAATTTTAATAGAAAATGGAATCAAACACAAATGTCCCAATTGTAATACAGTATTATCAATCGAAAATGAAAAAGAAATTCTTTATCGAAAAATAACCCTTTTACATCGAAACAAAATAACTGGAAAAGAAGAAATGAAATGCCGCCAGTGCCGAACAATGATTTCAAATAATTGTTGACAACAGATAATCTATAGTTTATATTGCGATAATAAAATAAAATAATCCTACCTATTAAGGAAAACATGTTGAACAAATGATACGGAACGAAACATGCTTTTCCAGATTAATGGATTTTCTATATCAACATTAAATAAAGCAAGTAATGATAAAATCATTACTGTTGATATTGTGGCAAATCACTTGACGCCTGATTCTGACGATGAATTGGTCCTAAAAGAAGCATTCAACAAAGAAACTGTTAAAAATTTTCTTGATATTGGAGTTGTTGAATTTTGGCACGAAAGTAAGAACCCAATTCTTACCAAAGAAGAAAAAAATTCAAATCTTCTTGGAAAACCTATCGCTTTTCGTTGGCAAGACGGAAAGCCAGTCGTTACAGCCCAATTAACCAAAAGTCACCCCATCGTTCAAACCATGCTTCCTCATTTAGAGGCGGAGCAACCTGTTTATAGTGCGAGTATTGGCGGGAGCAAAATGGTGCTTGAAGTCGCAGACAGTCTCGGTAAAAAACATAAAGTTATTCCTAAAATAAAATGGGACCATCTTGCAATCGCGCCTGCAAATTCCGTTATAAACCGTGAACCCGGAATGAATGTTCGTCTTTTACAAAAAGCAAATGATATTCTTTGTGAATTTGACGACCTCAATATTTTTTCTCGCAATAGTTCAATAATCGAACACGAAGAAGTTTTAACGAAAGCACTTATGGCTCCTTCAAATGTTTCAGATATGTATAATGGTTCGAGTGGTGGCGTCATAACGAAACAAGACATTGAAAAAAAACCAGTTAAACTTTTATTTGATGAAAACGAAGGTCTTGATTTAATACATACTATTATTGGAATAAAAAATAAAAAAATTCCGTTACGGAAAGCTGAATATCTAAAACATTTTGAAAAGAAAAACAAAAAAGAATTTGGTAATAAATCATTTATGTTGATTGATAAATTTATAAAGATGAATAGAAGCATTAACTAAGTAAAAAATTTGAAATAAATATTAAAACTATTTATTAACAAATATTTTTAAATTTAACAAGGAGCAATCGTAACATGTTAACAAAAGATGAACTGTTACAAAAAGGAATTTCCCCGGAAGTAGCGGATGAAATAGTCGCTTCTTTTGAGGATAGTGACGATAATTCCCTCCAAGCTCTTGAAAAGGCTATTAACGGTGAACAAATGGATTCGCTATTTAAAGCCAAGGAGGGGAAAGACGCCAATGAATCAAATGAAAAAGAAGAGGAAGAAGACGAAGACGAAGGAAAAAAAGGGTATAGCGAAGAGTACATGAAAAAGCACATGAAACGCTATATGAAAGAAAACAAGGCGACTTGCGGAAAAATGATGAAAGAAGTTGATGAAACAAAAGAAGAAATGAAAAAAGCCGCCGACGACATTGATCCAGACGCCGATGGGTCGATTGTTGAAATGGTCGATCTTAAGCCGTATCTGGAAACACAAAATGAATTTGCTGAAACGATGGCAAAAGCTATTAAAATGTTATCTAGTCGAATTGAAACCGTTGCGGCCCTTCATGAACAATCTTATGATTTAATGCAAAAGGCCGCAAAAGTTCAGGTTGAACAGGCAAAATGTCTCGGTGATTTTATGTCTACTCCGCAAGGGCGGAAAGGCATTGTTGCTCCGATGGCAAAGGCTGGTGTTATTCAAATTGCACCTGAAGCGCGGAAAGCCGTATATGAAGTGCTTATGAAAGCGACACAGTCAGGAAACAAAGATGCTGGCCTGGTCATTTCGGCGTTTGAGGCTCACGGACAGGATGTAAACAAACTTAACCCCGCACAAAAGAAATTTGTAGCCGATCTGCTTCAGAAGGAGGCGAAGTAATATGAACGAACAAGAAATTCTCTCATTGGCTGATACCGAAATGGGGATCAGCTCGGCGCAACAACTGGAACAATTGGCAAAAGCCTTACTTGCTCCGGGTAGCGTCGATGATATGTACAATACGGCAGGGGGGTCACTGACCAAACAGTCCCTTGAAGGGATGCTTGCAGACCTAACCTTGAACGCCACGGATTTTACGCTGTGGCAAGACATTAACAAAATTAAAGCCTTTTCGACGGTCGAAGAATACGATCAGCAAATCGGACTTGGTATCAATGATGGCGGTTTCGTGGGTCAGATTGAAAACCCGGAATTTCGCGATCCTGATATCCTGAAACAAATTGCTGTCGTTAAATTTATGTCTGAAGGATGGACGGTGGGCGACGTTGCTGAAGCAACTCAGACGATAATCGATGAACGTACACGGTCCCAAAGGGCTGCAATGAACAGACTTCTTAGAAATCTTGATATCGCACTTTATGCTGGAAATAGCACATGGATACCAAAATCGATTGATGGACTATCAAAAACGATATCCGGACAATCTTCGGACCAAATACAGGACATGAGAGGCGCAAGTGTTTCCATGAATACGTTTAACCTCATGGGCCAACTTATTACTGAAGCCAATGGTCATGTTGATAATTGCCGTTTGTATGTTTCTCCTTCTGGCGTCCAGAACCTATCAACGATTATTGAAAGTCAAGCTGCATCAAGTGGCGATCGTAAAATCGTTGAAATGGGTAAAAATGGTATTACCATTGGTGGAAAAATATCCGGGATTATGACTAACTATGGCCTCATGATACCTCGGATGGATAAACTTCTGGGAATGGCGTATGAGGCAAAAGTTGTTCCACAGTATTTTCAGAATACAACCTCAACATGGATTGAAGGTGCAACATCCGATAAGGCACCCTCTGTTCCGTCCATTGCCCTTACCAATCAGGCTGGCACTTCGGGGTCTGTATTTGCATCGGCAACTGTACGACCTTCTGGAGTCAAATATAATTATCGCGTTGTGGCTCGAAATGCGTATGGCCGGTCAATCGCTTGCGCGGCAGTTGAATCAACGAGCGTTGTTGCGGCGGCAGGATCAATTCTCATAACGATTACGCCAAACCCGGCTGATTCAGGATCGAAACTTCCATCTTGTTTTGAAATTTATTCTGAAAAAGTCGGTGGAAGCGGCACTTTTCGGTATCTTGATACCGTAGCGGCGGCGACAAACCCGCTTGCGGCGGTTACTTATACCGATAAAAACTCGTACATTCCCGGAACGGCGCGTATGTTCATCGTTGACCAAACGACCGCAGGGGAACAACGAGTAATGGCGTTCAGCCAATTGCTCCCGATTCACAATACCGATTTGGCCAAAGTAGGCCGGTTCAGCCAGGGTCTTATAAACCTGTATGGTGTTCCGAAATACTATAAACCGAATGTACTTGTAGAAATCAGGAACATTGGTATCGATTCGACGAACGTGAACCGTTACAACATGATATAAGGATTATAACATGTCAGTTTATAGAACCAAAAACAATAGACCTTTGAGCGGGTACACTCCCGCTCAAAGGGCCAGTGGTCAAGTTATTTTATACGGAACCGATCCAACAGTATCATGTCCTAAGGGGATATTTTATCTTGAATTGCTTCGCGTAGATGATACTGGTGCCGGTATTACGTTGAAAGATGGCGATGGTGTTACAATGGCTACGGGAGTTCTTTCTTTCGAACAGGATCAAAGCCCAATTCGTTGTGATAATGGTATAACCCTCACGGGGTCCGTCATTATCGCCAAAGGTTTTATTGTTGAGGCGGCTCTATGAACTTAACACTTAACGAGCGTGAGAATTTTAAATTCATACTGCCGGTTCAATCCGATATTAAATCAATTGAATTGGTAGTAAGAATACTCGACAAAATCAAGTTTGATGAAAAAGAAAATCAGGAAATAAATTTTGATGAAGATGAAATACTCTTTTTAAAAGATACAATTAATTATCTTGATAAAACTAAAAAAATTTTTCTACAATCTTTTTCATTAGTACAAAAAATATTAAGGAGTTAGGAATATGACTATTCATCAAAGTGCATATGGTGAATCTCAAGGTAATCCAAACCTTGAAGTTCTTCAATATCTTAAAGACAATTGGGGCGCGGCAGAAATTTCTGCTGCTATTCGTGTGGCAAAAGCATCTGTGGTCCCATCCGGCGGGAATATTACGGTTGATATTCCTGTGGGTGCCGAAATCATTGATGCCGTTGTTCAGTGTACCGCGTCAAATGGAAGCGGATCAATAACGCTGAAAACCGATGCTAGTTCTCCGGTAACAATCAGTGATGCAATTGCGTGTGTTACACTCGATAATGTTGCACGTATGGGAACTATAGATCAAACGTATAAAATCGTTTCGGCCGATGGCGTGATTGCGGTACCGAATGGTGACGATGATTCTGGCGACATTTATGTGACTTACAAAAAATAATCGCCATGCCTGAAGTACGGACTGGTTTTGCATTCAACAATCCAGACATTAGCAATAACTATTTAGCCCCCGGTTGGGGGCTATTAGTTACGGCTGATGAATTGAGATACAACCAATTATTCGGAAACCCGCTTATTGCGGTTGCTGATAGCATGGCTATTACTGACGATCAATTAAATGATTATGTTCGGGTGGCTATACGATATATGGAAGTTGAATTGAATATCGATATACTTCCACGTAGAATTCGATATAATGACCAGATTGACGAAAATGGGAATAAAATAGACAGGGAATTAGATGATTCTGATTTTACATCCAGAATGACGCGAAAACAATTATCAGAATTATATATCCGTGAACCGGGATATCCATACCGCGTAATTGCGGCTCGTCTTGAATGTCGTTTGAAATTACGGCGCAGACCTGTTCGTGATCTTCTGACCGCAAAATTCATTGATCCTTATTATGGAAATGTAATTGTCGATCTAATGCCGTATCGATATGTAAAAGATGGATTTATGGGGGTTTGCTATTTTCGGCCCCGTTATCTGTCTGCACGGTCAAATACATATCAATATATATGGCAAAACTATTTGTTTTCACCTTATAATAATGACCGTCAGAATATTTTTCTTATTGACTATGAAACCGGGTATACTAATTGCCAAGACGTTCCCGATGAATTCAGAAACATTATTGAAAAACTGGCGACATTAACGCTCCTAAATATCTACGGTGATGGAAAACTAGCCGCAGTATCTAGTAAATCGGTAAGTCTTAATTCGGTTTCTGAAAGTCTCAGCACCACCCTGTCCGCTGAAAATGCTGCTTTCGGTGCACGTATTCGCATATATAAAGAAGAGATTAAAACATGGTTTGCTCAAAATAGAGCAAAATACAGTCGCACTTTAATAGGTAATTTGGGTCAATAACAATGATTACACAACATTTAAGACAGGGAAAAAATGAAATTAAAATTGAATCTGCCGAAAGTCTTGATGATGCTAAAAAATATAATTTTCAGGCCGGGGAGTATTCGCGTTATTATATTAATAACAAAAGGGTTGAAAATTATCATGCCATGATTCAATTTATTGTAGAAGAAACGAGAAAAAATAAAGAAAAATTTGTTTACGATGATAAAGAACTTATTAAAATTCGCAATGAAATGATTCAAAACCAGAACAAAGAAAGAAGAAAACAACTTTCAGAACTAAAACAATATTATCAAAAATCTGGAGTATCCCTTGAAATTTTGAAATTCATGGACGACGCAATAAATAAAATTGACGTGTCGGGTGTTAGGATAAATGAGTAAATTTATAAAAAAATTACTTAATTTCATATTAACAAGAAAATTAAGACGTAATTCGAAACTTTTAGGATGCCGAAGATAAATGGGAGTTTTCAGGAATACCGGTCAAAACAACGCACTTGTTATTTATGGCGAACCAAAAGATTTTGCGAAGTTAATTCAAAATCACGGACAGTTATGTAAAATTAAACAGGCGATGTTTTGCCCATGCGTTCCTGAAAACAGCGGTTCTCCAAAAATTCATTGCCCGATTTGTCATGGTGACGGATATGTCTATACATATCAACGTCGATTTTTGATTGCAGATGAATTTAGTTTGTGCAATGATTCTGTTACAGAAATTTATCCATACTACATACCTATCGTTGAAGTCACAAAGGTCGAGCGGGTAATTGCGCCAATTCAAGGCGGCATACAAGAGCTGCCAATTACCGGATTTAATGATACTACAATTTTTGTTGACAATTCAACAATAAAAGCGAAAAGATATGAGCAATTGCGAGTTACATATTTTTTTGATGGCTGGACAAAAATTGAAGGTGATGTTCTTGAAGTTGATGCCGTAAATGGATTAATGCGCCCTACTCAAACATTTTTTAATGCCGAATATCAAAGTAGTAATCCGCTTCGTGCCGAAGCCGATATTGTTCAAATTTTACGATTATATAATTTTGTTACAAATCAAGATATTACAGATTTTACTCTTGATGGAAATACAATTCATTCAAGCAATCCAAATGTAATTGTAGGCCAGGTAAAAGCCGATTATTATTATGCTGATTTAACTCAAATTATTACCGCTGACTTAAAAACAAAAGATGATTTAGAGACATGGACAAACGATCTTGAAAGCGGTGTAATTAGGATGGCCGTATATCCGTGGTTTAACATAGCAAAAGGTGATATTATTGTTATCGCCGCCGATACACAATCAAAGACAGAAATGTTACCTCATAAAGGTGAACTTGATTTATTATATCAAATAGAAGTTTTTGAATTAAACGATGTTATTCTTGATACAGACGGTAAAAAATATTTTCGAGAAATTGATTATACTCTACAAGGACATAGATATATAAAATGGCTTACCGATAATCAACCACGAGTAGGAGCCACGATGTCTGTCAAATATGGGTATAAACCCGCGTTCATAATATTCGAAGAAAATCCAGAACCCAACAACTTAGAAAATCGCCGCTATCCAAAAATAATTTATGCAAAAAGCTGGACGAAAACAAAAAAATCAGATTTAATAAAATTATATGGGTTGACAAGTTAAAAATTTTATTATTTAATATTGAGCCTAAAAAAGAATTAATATCATGCCAACTATAATATCCAAATATTCCGATTATGCAATAAATTCAATCGATTATTTTAGAACTAAAATAGCGGATGAATTAATATTGAGAGATTTGCCCGGACTGACAGATGGAAGAATTGATATTATAAATGTTTCGAAACAACATCCTATTGTAACAATGATGATAAATAAATTGGCGGGACGTGATGAGACGGAACGGTCTGGAATAGTCCCGGCAATTAGCGTTACGCCTTCAAATCCCACTAATGAAGGTTTTACGTTGGGACAGGGATTTAAGCCAGAAGTCGTTAATGATGCTTTTATTGCAATATTGCAAACTTTCGCTGGAATGACTGACGAAAATATTCAAAAAGAATTGCTTATTACAAAAACTCAAATTGGAACAATTATTGCGGCATATAGAAAATTAGGCGCAGGAAATGTATTGGTGCAAGTTCACGAATGGAGAAAAAATGAAGAAATAAATATAAGTGTGTGGTCTGAAACACCTGATATGGACATTTTACTTGGAAATCTTATTGATAGCATTATGGCGGACATTGAAACGGGATTCGCTGGAGACAACTCCAAAATAAAAAAAATGCAATACAATGTAGTTAAAGGACTTGTCAATTTTAATTTTGGACGCGTATTATTTGGAACAGAATATTCATTAACGTTTCTTAATACCTACAATAATTATACTATATATGGTGATGCAAAAATTAACGATCATGAATTTGACGGAACTTTTGAAATTCCTAATTAATAATATCCTTGACATTTATAAACGTATATAGTAATTATACTATATATAATGATGCAAAGGTAATAATCTTAATGGCAAAACAACAAAAAATAACTATTCTGGAAGAATTGAAATATTCATTAACTGAATATCTTAGTCAATTTTCAACAAAAAGAAATATTGATAAAGTTATTATTGGTTGGTATCAAAAAATAGACTGTCTAAATCCCAAAAAAACTAAAAATAATTGGGATGAATTAATTAAGAAATTTTATTCAGAGGTCGATAAATAAATTTTTCCCCAAACGTCCTCCCATACGCCATAATATAATCCGGCATAGAGGCATAACATTCTAACGCGGAGTAATTATTATGGCACAGTTTTACGATTTCGCCGGTCAAAAAATCATTCTTCCTGGTGCATATACACAGAGATTATTTCCGCAAGACCAAGGTGCGGGAGCAGTTACGGGCCTTGCGGTTATTCTTGGAGAGGCCGCACGGGGCGGTATACCGTATAATGCTTATACTGATGTTGAGGACGTTATAAATGTTGTTGAAGGACAGGCGCAAGCCCTTGAAATTTTTGGCGGCGGAGATGTTTATTATGGAGCCGAATTTTTCTTAACTCCAACAAAAGACGCTAGATTCAACAAACCTTCTCAGGCAAATTGTATTGTCGTAAATCAAATGACGCAGGCGGAAACAGAACTTGATGCAAGTGCGTCACCGATAATTGATCTTGCATGGAAAAAATTCGGTGTCGATGGAAATACAGCGGCGATAAAGGTATCAACTGGATCAAATACCGGAAAACTTATTCAGCTACTTTATAAAGGTCTTGAAGTTCTGAATAAAGACGATGTAAATCTTGATTTGATGTCAATTCGATATACCGGTGCAGTATCCGGGACAATGACCATTACTGGAACAAAATTGACAACAACATGTTCTGATAGTTCAGATAATCTCGATATTACTTTTGCTGATTTTTCAGACTTAGGGAGTCTGATAAATTTTATAAATAATCAACCGAATTATACGTGCTTGCTTACCGGACACAGCGATGAATTGACTACTGTTTTTGATGCGGTAACAACACAAGATATTCAAACGGCAGATTATAATTGTGTGGGAATTGTCGAATCAATAATAAGAGTTCTTAACGCAACGGGATACGTTGATGCGGTTCTTCATACCGCTGCTGCGCGAACTATTCCTGATAATTTATCTGCTTTTCAATATTTTACTGGCGGGAGTGTGAGTGCAGCGACAACTGCCGATTGGACTGCCGCACTTGTAAAACTTGAACAATATGGTATAAACAATATCGTCGCTATGACGGGAAGTTCTACGATTCATGCTCTTGTCCAAGATCATGTTGAACGAATGAACGCGGTACTTATTAAAATGTATCGTCAGGCTGGATTTGGGGCCGGAAGTTCGACAATTACAAAATCGACTAGAATTGCTGAAATGAAATCTCTTAATTCGGCATACATAGAATATTGTGTAAGTTCCTTTAAACGATATGATTATGTAAATAGGGAAGTTCCAACAGATGATTTTTATCCGTATTACATGTATGCCCTTATCTCTGGATTCAGATATGCAAATAATGTCGGGATGGACATAGTTTTTAAATATCTTAACATTCTTTCCACTCCTGATATTTCGAAACAGGATCAGATTGACTATGCGGCGGCAGGAGCAACATTTGTACAAAAAACAGTCAATGTAAACAATGTAAGCAATTTCGAAATTAAATGCAATAACACGACTTATCAGGGATCGCAAGTCACTCGGACGAACCCATCATGCGTATATGAAATTAATGTTCTTACAAAAGATTACGAAGAACAAATAATTGAAAAAATACGCGGATTAACTGATGTTGCGAATTCGGTTGTTATTGCAACAATTCAGAACTGGATTACAACGTATCTATTTCCGTATTACAGAGATACAAAAAAATGGATTACCGATGGGCCAAATGGACAAAAAGCTTTTGCAAATGTTTCGTTTACTCAATCAGGAGAACAGTTTATCACAACGGCGACATTGACAATGAGTGTTACGCCGCGATTTTCGTTCAATCTTTTCACATTTATCGTACCCGGACAACAGGTTTAAGGAGGAATTGTCATGAGTTTCAGAACAGCAGGAACACCAGAAGGTCCGGTAGGATCGGGGATAGATTGTTTTTTGATGCAAGACAATACGATACTCGCATATAGCACGGATTTGAAGGCCGATGAAGACTATATGCTTGAAGGAATTCAAACATTGGGCTTTTACGGTTTTCGGGATTTTTTAAGTCTCGGATATAAATGCGATTTAACAATGGGTACATTCCTTTTACGTGGTGCCGATATCGCGGGAAGCGTTTCAATGCCAGGTTGGCAATCGGACGGAAACAACAATATAAACAGCGCGGGAATGTATACTTTTACTGGACTTGATGTTCATACTCTCATTGTTTTATTTACACTTATTCAGGTGAAATATGGCGGCGGTGATTTAAAAGTAGCTCAAGGCGCGTTAATGGACCGACAAACGAGATGGAAAGCACGAATGCTCCTTCCCGGATTAATGACAAGTTAAAAATAAACAGGGGAATATTATAATATTCCCTTTAAAATAATCAATAAGATAAAAAAGGTGAAAAATGAATCTTTTAAATCTCGACGACGAAAAATACAAAACAGTATCGGTTCAAGGATTTAATTTTAAAATAAAATTTATTTCTCCGCTTGATCGGGTTAAAATAACACAACGAAGAATGAATTTGCAAGACGGTAAATCCGTTGAAGCATTAACACGCGATGAATTTTATTATTTCGAGAATATTGGTATAGTTGACGTTTGTACAGATGAATTGCCAAAAGACTTTCCATATAATAAAAATGACAGTTGTTTGAAATGGGATGATATAACCCTTATAAACGAACTTGCCGAAAAAATACGAAAACACACTTCCGACATAGAGGAGGCTTTAAAAAAAAATAAACCTGTTTGAAGAATCAGACGATCCACAATATTTTGTTGATGGATTTTTGATAAAACATTTTAAAATATTTCCGATAGGGATAGACCAGAATAATTTATTTGACGAACAAAAAATATTTTTAATTTATTTAATGGGTAAAATTCCATCTTTTGACGATTGGACGGTTCAAACAGAATATAAAACAAAATTATTTGAAATAAAAAAACAAACTACTATAGCGTTATCTCAATCTGATCTTGATATATCTAAAATTCAGGGTCGGAATATAGAAGAATTAAAAAAAGAAAGACTAAAAGAAGAAAAAGAAAGAAAAATAAAAGAATTAAATAAATTATTCGGAATAAAAGAAGAAAAAGCAATTCCACCCCGTCCCGAAGGAATGTCCGAAATTGATATTAATAAGAAACAAGCACAACAAAAAAAAGTATGGGATATGCTCCAGGGGAAAGGACTGATTAAAAATGGCGAATGATTATAAAATAAAATTCGAATATGCTGGAATAGGAAAAGCTTCCACCGCGACACGTCAAAAGGTGTTACAATCTCAAAAATCAATAAAATCATCAGGATCATTTTCTGATATTTTCTCAAATGAAATGATGAATTCAATTAAAGTATTGAATTCCTCTATTCAAAGTCTTGTGAATTCTAATAAAAATTTAGAAGAATCCATTAAGGGAGGTATGGGAGGGGGGCGGACCGGTCCCCACTTGCCGGGTTCGGGGGGAGGCGAAGATGTTGGCGGAGGAAGTGGAATAAGTAAAATTGGTGCAGGGGTAGGTCTTGGAATAGGCGGATTAATTGCCGCATTAGGATTTGCTACGCAAAAAATAAATCAAATTGGAAATGCTTATATTGAAAAAACAAGCGAACAATTAGGAAATGTTGGTCTTACTGGATTCCAAAGATCGGCAGGTAAAATTTTTGGAGCAACTGAAGTTGGGCGCGGGATGAAATCATATGCCACATCTACCGGAGAATTCCAAAAAGGAAGAACTCCGAATAAAGCTGCAATGGATTTATCAACTATTTATGGAACTTCTTTAGAGGAAACGATGGGGCAAGCAGGTGTATTTAAACGTGCTGGTGGAAATTATGCACAAACAATAAATCAGGGGATGGGTGCTGGAATACAATCCGAAATGCCAATGTTCATGACCGGATTATCAAATATATTAGAAGAGGCGATTAGGGATGGAGTCAATGCATCTGATATGGCGAAAAATATTGGGAAAGAAATTTCTGCAATTGCAATGCGAACGCCGGGAAAAAGTGTTGGAGCAGCATTTGAAATAATAAATAAATTTAAATCTGTTAAAGAGCCACTTGAACGCGGAAAAATGGGAGAAAGTTTAGAGGGAATGTATGCCGCGCAAGCGTCGAAAGATATTTTAACTCAAAAATTAACCGGATCAGGAAAAGAAAAATATATTGCTGAACTTAAAAAAACGGGATACATAGACGAAGATCAAGAAAAAAAATTAATGCAATTAAAAACAGGGGCGGGATATGAAGATATACAAAAATCAATAGGAACCAATGCCGCGCATACACTATTCAAAAAAACTACTGCCGAAACTGCTCCCGAAGAATTACAAATGGCAATGATAAAAAAAATTCAAACTCAATACGGAGCTGGGGCAAAAGGATTTCAACAATATAGCACAATAAATGATTATATGGGAGGATCATTGAAACAATCGCAATTAAGTACATTGTGGCAAACCGCACAAGAAAAAAAAGGAGATTTAACAACAAAGGGAGCGGCAATTAGAGGAATAAAAACAGCGGAGGTTGTAGGATCAGAGGCGGGAACGGGCGCACAACGACAAATCGCCAGAGAAAATCTTATGTTTAAATATGGTGATAAATTCGCAGAAACAACAATGAAAATGGAAAAAGTATTATTAAAAATGGCGGATGGGGCTGCTCCACTTGCGGTTAAGGGAGTAGTACTTATGGGCAAAGCTGCTGAAAACGCAGGAGCCGCACTTGATTATTTAACAAATGCAATTAAAAAATCATCATCTGGCGGAAAAATGAATTTTTGGAAACTTATAACCGAAAATTAAATGGAATCATTATTTTCTCAGAATACATTAACGTATCAAAAAAAGATTATATTTACTGCTGGCGTTGAGGCCGGTCTTGAATATGCCAATCCTACCGATACATTTGTTCCACGAATACAATTGTTATTCAGTCCTTTTGGATTGCCATTTGTTCCTATAGAAATTTTAGGAACGGATGTCAATAAAATAATTTCAAATTTCATATGGACAAAAGATCGAGACAATCCGGCCGGGATATTGACATTTGAAATTACTCCCGATGCGATGGTAATTCAATCTATTGTCAATATGATAAATAAATTTTCTGGTAATATTTATTCGAAAATTTGGGGAGATTTAGGCGTTGATCTTGAAGATTTATTTAAACCATTTACTTTATGCCAATTATGGATTAATGGGTATCACGTTACAATGGGAACGGTCCGTTCGTGTATCAGAAATTCTAGCATATCTAATGACAGCAAGGAAGTAAGTTATTCCATTATCGTTGATGAATTAGGTAATTTATATAACAGAAATACACTATCATTAGATACTATAACCGCTGATAGTATGCAGACAAATATTGCAGATGCGTTAAAATCCGCAATGGCCTCTGTCGCTGTAACACAAGGCGTTCCGCTTTCGACAGCAATTTTATCAATAATAAATGCATTTACATTAACATCATTAAGTAATTCAATTACTTGTAGTGACGGTTTTCCTCTAACATTTAGATTGTTAGCGACACCAAGTCCTGTTGGAGCAATAGCAAATTTTTCTTTTGCCATGAATATGTTTGCGGATGTACAAATGTTTATGATGCATTCTAAAGGCGGAGGACTTCAATCTCTTTGGTCGTTCCTGAAAAATTTAATTCCGAATCCGTGGATGGAATTTTACACAGAATCTGGCGGACGAACGATGGTTACAGAACCATTTGGTGTACCGGGATTTCTGTTCCCCGGATTTAATTATGTCGTTGCTCGATCCGCCCCTTATAGCAACCCACTTTTAGGAATTGTAAATCCGGCATGTATAATGGAAACATTGCCATACGATTTAACGTCAATTGCAATGTTGCTGGGGGGTGATTTTATAATCATTACCGATGACATGATATTGGAAAAAAGTCTCGGACAAGATAGCATTAATCAATGTACTGTTTTTCATACTCGATATGAATCAAAGGCCGCTGGCGGATCGATGATGGACGTTACCGACAAAGGTATCCCGTCTATAGGTCCGCTTAATCCATTTGCAAGTGGTGGAATCGGTACGTTCGGAATAGTCGAAATGTTTCAATCAATTGATCCGGCAAATTCTTTACTTATGGGTTCCACTTCCGGGAGTATGGGGCGTATCGCTAAAAATAAAATTGGAATACCGCTTCAACTGATGTCAAAATCATCTCTTAGTAATTTATTGGCAACATGGTTTAGGAATCAATCTCGTTTTCGGGAGGGCATGGTAACATGTAAGGGTATACCATACGCACGGCCAGGAATGTATTGTTTATACCTTCCATCATTATCAGGTAAAAAACCCGAAAACTTGCGAGATATCGGAATATATTATATAAATTCATTATCTCATAATTATGCTTTAAATGAAGAATCAATAAATTTTACTACAACATTAAATTTAATTCGCGGTGTTCCAATGCCAACAAGTGTAGCGCAGACTGCATTATTGCTTTTTGATTTTGAAATTTTACCACCGATATCTGGAAAAATGGATGGTGAATTTGCCGTACTTCGGGCTGTCCGTGAAGCTTTAAAAATGGTATGATAAAATGAGACAAGGAAGAATAACCCGAAATCTTGGAAAAGATACTCATGTTAGAAATCAATATGAAAATATTTTTCGTGATCTTAATCATGAATGTTTTCAAATTGTAATGGGAGAAATAAAATCAACATTACCCGAACCGTTGCATCAACAAACTTTAGTAAATATTAAATTTTCGAGAGGAGGCGAAGTAACAAATGTCGCATATCCCGGAGCGTTCATTGATCCGGTAAGTGGTAATTTGCATGGATTGTATGAAGGTCCGATAGCAAATCAAATGGTAGCAGTCGCATTTGAAAATGGTAATATGAATAATCCGTTTGTTGTGCAGCGTTTTCCGTATCAAGGTGTAGGAAATACATCACATGAGTCAAAATATATGACACCTCTTCAAAATCTTGAATTTCATCCTGAAGATATTATTTTAGGGCATCAATCAGGATCATATTTAGTTTTTAGTACTGGAAAAAGTCCATCGACAAAAACACCGGGTACATTTTATTTATATACAATTGCTGATTTCGAAATTGATATTGATACTGATTTAAAAATAACTGCACAACAAAAAGGGACAATTGAAACAATATCCGATTTTGAGCTCAAAAGTCAGGCAAAATTTACTATTACTGCAACAGATGAAATAAAATTTGATGGAAGCGCAAAAGTAATTATCAATTCAACGGATAATACAGAAATAACAAGTCAGGCCGATGTCAAAATAACAACAACGGGTCAATTAAATGTTAATAGCGGAAACTTGACGGTAGACGTATAATGCCCGCAAAAGAGATTGCAGTTCAAGGATGCACTTTAACAATTACCGGATGTTCAGCACCCGGAACAGCTACAATAACCAGTTCTCCAAGTACAAAATGCAAAGCTGGCGGCAATGGTATATATAAACAACAATTAAATATACAAATAATTGGATGCTCTAATGGAACATGTATTCAGGGTTCGCCCGTTTCTGATTCAATAATGCCAACCGCAATAAAAGTGAAATGCGAGAATGGTGAAGTTTTGCGTGTTAATGATAAAAAAAATGGTATTGTAATAAATGGGACCGACAGTTCAACTTCTTTAGCATGTTCATTTCCCGTTAATGTTGAAATAACCAGTGCCGGTCAAACTAAAGTAAAAGCGCAATAAATATACGTTGACAAATTTTTTAATATCATATAATTTTTACTAAACGCCATTAAATAGGCAGATAAAGCGAGGATAAATCGTGAATCTTCCTATCTTGAGTCAACACATATATGGTGTTTTCACGCTATACGGTTTGTATTCATTTGAATTCGTAGACAAAAATCGAAATACAATTACCGAAATTTTTTTCATGATACCGCCGAAAACAAAGAATATTTCCGAAGGAACTCGTTCCACTGTCATGCCTACGCTCGGAGGAAATTATCTTACTGATGGTGGGAATTCAACAAAAAAAATAACATTAACCGGAGATTTATATTTTCCATATATCGGAAGTCCGTATAATCCAGTCGCCCCAAATAATGTTGGATTAGAGGGGACTATTGACGGAATGACGGAATTCTTCAAGCTTAGATGGATGCTGATAAGGTATCGTGATTATACAATGTCACGAAATTCGAAAATGAATATTCCCATTATTCCGATGTCTGAAAGTCCTGAAATAATAGTATTATATAGAAAAATTGCCCGAAATATGGTTCGAAAATTAGGTGGATTGTATGACGAAATAAAATTGATTTTTCATGATTATGATATGGACGATCATTTTTTTTGCAAAATATCTAATTTTTCAGGAAATCAAACTGATTCGAAATATATAGCTGTTGAATATTCAATTGAACTTGAATGTTATGAACCAGACACAATGCAAAAAATAATTCCAGTAATTCAGATAAAACAAAGCTCAAACGATAGCGTTAATACTATAAATTCACAAATTCAAAATCTTAATTTTAACGATAAATTTGCGGCGATACAAATTGCCATTTCATATAATACAGATTTTGTTTCAGCTACAGTTGACATACAAAATACGATAAATAATATAAATACTGAAAACGAAAAAATACAGGCCGGACAATCTACTGTATTGACTGAAATTCCGATTTATACTGCTGCATTGGCAACGAATACCGCTAATTTATTGATTGATTTCATTTCAACATTTTTATCGGACGCGAATCAAATATTATATTTTGCTGGAACATTGACAATTGATGAAGTTGTAAGTCTTGAACTTTTTTCATTTTATAATTTAATCCAAAAATTAAAAATATATGCTGATTCACTGCAAGGCGTTATAAATTCAATAGTAAAACAAGATGAAATTCGTTACTATGCGAATGCCGATGATTATACGCTAACTACTGAACAATTTGATTCCGCCGATGAAAATATTGTAGAAAACAATACTACTTTCTATTTTTATGAAGTAACCGACGGTGACACCGCACGGACTGTCGCGCTTCATGAACTAAAGGATGCAAATAAATTTGTAAGCATTCTAAAGATAAATCAAATATCAGAAAATGATTTTATCGACGGAACGCTTATCGGTCAAAAAATAAAAATTCCCATCGATATAAGCGCAGTAAGTCGTAGTGATGAAAATCTTGTTTATGAATCGAATCAAAATGATATACAGAAATTTTTATACGGAAGCGATATTGCAACAGACATAAACGATAGATTACTCATATCTCCTAAAGGAGATTTACGCGTAACCGATGGGATAGAAAATGCATATAATAGCGTTTTAAAAAGAATGACAAATAGGAAAGGAAGTCTTAATGTATTTAACCCAAATTGGGGAACCGTTGCAATCGATGAAAGCAATGCCCCATTTTTGGTAAAAATAGACAGATATTTAACAGACCTGATTTCTCAGATGCAAGAAGACCCAAGAGTAGAAAGTGCAAAAATGGATTTGAAAAAAATAAAAATTGATGGAGAAACCATTACAACTCAATCAACAATTTATTTTATTGGAGAAGAAAATAGAGAGGTTGTCATATAATGGCTGATATCCTAAAAGTATATACTTCTCAACAGCTTTATGAATTATTTCGAAATAAAATTCTTGCTGATTCTGTTGGCTTAACTGATTTCAATCAAGGGTCAAAAGTAAGAAGTCTCCTTGAATCTAATAGTGATTTAATTGGCAGTATATCAATGGATTTCAAAGAGGGATTATATAATGCAATTCCAATTGCATTATATCAAGGTTTTGGTTTTCCAAAATTAACAGCAGTATCGGCAAGTGGATATATTCGACCATATCGAAAACCAACATTTTGGATTAAATATATTGGTTCTGGAACATCAGCTTTAATTACTTCAACCGCTACTCAAATATCAGCAGCAGTTGTGGGGGCACCAGGAGACGCCTTCACGTTGACATACGGGACATATCCAACAACAGCACTACTCTCCGCCGCAATTAATGCTTTTCCAAATTGGGAAGCAACATTAATAAAAAGTGTTCCATCAACAAGCATTTATCAATATACAAGTCAAGAGGCATATTCTGGTTCATTAAATTATTTATATGAAGCTGGATTTGATGTGATGCTTTCAACCGATCTTGCAATCGATATTATTGCCGGGTTTTCGGTGTCTGTTGATACCATCCAAATTTTAACTACAACAAATGCCACTATTTCAGCAGGGACATCAGGGGTGCAATGTCTAGCGCAAATTAGCCAAACTGGAATAATTGGGAATATTTCAATTAATGCTATTGATACATTAAATGGAAAGGGATTTATAAATTCTTCTGTTGATGGCGTTGAACAATGTATAAATGACGCGGCTTTTTCAGGCGGATCAGATGAAGAAACAGATA